CTTCGATCCACCGCTGGTAAGTCGACTGATGCACGGACAGGCTGTGCCCCATCAGTCGGGCGGCCAGGTCCGCGGCCACACCCTTGCTCATCAGGCGCAACGCGTAGGCGTGCCGCAGGTTGTACGGCTTGATCGTCACCTGATCTCTGGCGAGGGCGTCGGAAAACGCCTTGCTGAGGCCCTGGGCGGACTGACTCGGCCGACACAAATTGTGAAGATCAAACTGGCTTACCCACGCTCTCGGGCAGGGAGTGACCCGCCGGCTGCCGGTCTTGGTGGCGTCGGCCACCTCGATCCAGTCGTCCTCCAGCCAGATCAGCTCGGCGCATTCGTGGGGGCGGAGGCCGTAGGCCGCGCACATGGCAAAGGTCCAGCGCCAGTGCGGCAGAGTGACTTGCTTGAGCGCGGCCTCGATTGCCTCGTCCGACGGGATGTCGCGCTCGGTGAGCTTGTCGACGCCGTAGCCGCGGCAGGCGGCGAGCAGTGGCTCGTGATCGAGGCCGAGGGAGCGGGCCACCTGGGCCAGCAGGTTGCCCTGGTCGCGCCGGGCGGCAGTGCCCTCGGGGAGCTTTCGGATGCAGCGGAGCAGGACCCCCTCAGTGATGACCCCCGAGGGCGGCAGTTTGCGTAGGGCCGGCGCCCACTTCTTCGACCAGGCGGCGGTGCCGCGCTCGGGGGCTTTGGCGTACTTGCTGGCGTGGAGGCCCTGGGCGGCAGCGTGGAAGTCCGACACGGTGATGACGGACGCGTCAGGAGCTTCCCACGCAGTCCACGTAAAGGTGCTGGTGCGTAACTGGTGGCCCAGCTCGACGGCTTTGCGTTCGGCTTCGGGGAGGGCGGAGAACTCGGCGGGCAGTCCGAGGGCAATGCGCTGCTGGCGTCGCTGCGACGGATCGTCACGCGTTGGCAGGGTTGCCCTGAGGTGCAGGGAGGCCCCGCGCAGCTCGACAACGCACTTCTGGTGCCCGGCCTTCAGGCGGGCGTTCAGCTCTTGTAGGGCAGCGTCGAGGGCCAAGGTCTGGACTAAAACCTGGACTACTTTCCCCGTCAGCTTAGGTCTGTTTTGGTCGAGCCTGGCTGAATTAAGCAAGCCGCCACGGGCCTAAAAGCACTGCGCTGCAAAGAATCCGAGTGCTGGCCTGGAATTTTTCTTCTGGTGGCGTAGATGGAGTAGGCACTACCCCAAAGTGGTGCGCTACCAAGCTGCGCTACGCCCCGGACTGGGATCTCGGGGGGTGGTCTCCTGGGGTTGGCCTAAAAATGGCCTAGTAGGAGGCCCCCGTCGATGGCGTTATTTAAGCAGACGGCCTGCTAGGCCAACGTCGCTTGTCGGCTTCGTTGGCGGAACGGCTGTCGTACCGCAGGTTGCGCCGACTGTTGTCGGCAGTCCCGGCTGGGCCGTGGCAAACATCGAGACCCGTCGCGGTCGGGGGTGCCTTTCAGTAATTGGCCTCGGCATCGATTAAGGCGACCGGTCCCGTCTCGGTTCACCGCCGGGATGTAACGAGGAAGACTGCGCACGCGCCCGAGATCGCTGACCTCATACAGATGCTCCCAGCCCACGACGGGTCGCCACTGTTCAGCAGTCACGCGTGATCCAAAACATGAACAGTATTTAGCCTTAACTCATACCAGTCAGGTTAGGCACATGGCCAGCTCCAAGCCGAAGGGGTACACCAACAACTGGTTGGGGGTGCTGGCAGCGGCGAAGGACGCCGGGGCGAAGTTCCCCGAGCTCGTGGCGGCTCAGTGGGCACTGGAGAGCGGCTTCGGTCAGCACACCAGCGGTGAGTACAACTACTTCGGGCTCAAGGGCAGCGGCACGACTCGGCTCACGACTGAGTACGTCAACGGGGCACGGGTGCATATCGAGGCGGAGTTCATGGACTTCGCCGACCTCGGGGAGTGCGTGCGGTACCTCGTAACCCGCTGGTACAAGGACTGGGACCAGTACGAGGGGGTCAACCGGGCACCGACGCGGGCGGCGGCGGCGAAGGAGCTGGTCAAGCAGGGCTACGCCACAGACCCGCGCTACGCAGAGAAGCTGATCAAGCTCATGAACGAGCACCTACCGGAGGTGGGCGAGCCGACGGTGGTGACGAAGGCCAAGCCGAAGGCGCTGCTGTTCCAGATCGAGGCGCACCAGGCCACCTGGCTTAAGAAGGAGCCGAAGCCGGCCACCGAGCTCGGGGATTCCGAGAAGGTTGCCGTGGTGAAGGGCAAGACCTATGGGGTATGCGCGTATAACGAAAGTGTTCAAGACGCTCACGCGAAGGTTGAGCTGGCTGCGGGGGCCGGGACTTGGTATGTGTATGAGCCGCACTGGTCGAAGGTGCAGGCCAGCGGCGAGGCGATGCCGGCCTCGGTGGATTGGGCGGACTTCGGGTGTCTGGTTACGCCGAACCTGACGGTGGGTGAGGTGCTGCAGTGGGATAAGCGCCGGATTCCGGGACCGAACTCGTCGGTGCGAGCGCGCCTGCTGCGCACTGCCGCGGCGTTCCAGCAGGTTCGCGAGGCGTGGGGGCAGCCGCTGGGAGTGACCAGTTTTTACCGGCCGGAGCCGATCAACGGTCAGGTTGGTGGGGTGCCGGGCTCGCGCCACACCACGGGCGAGGCGATGGACATCTATCCGACGAACCGGAGCATGGAGGAGTTCTACCGGTGGATCCGAGCGCGGTGGAGCGGTGGGCTCGGGGATGGCCGCGCTCGGGGGTTCATTCACCTGGACACCCGCGGGGGTGGAGGATTTGTACCGGGTGCGGGGGCTGCGCCTGCGGCGGAGTGGCTGTACTGATCAGCTGATCGTCAGGGCGCCGTTGGTGCCGTCGAAGTCGATTGTGAAGGTTTCGCCTGAGGCGAGGGTGACGTTCGAGCCGTAGTCGTACCAGCCCAAAAGTTCCTGGCTAGGGGCGGTGCTGTTGTAGAGGGTGATATAGCGGAATGTTGCTACAGCGCCGGAAGCAGTGAGTACTAGGTCTTGGAGTACGAGCTTGTAGATACCAGACGTTTGCCCAGAGCTAATGGTAGTAATGTTGCAGCTGCTTAGGTTGGTGTAGCTGATTTGCGTGATATTACTAAGTGTCGAGTTGGTGGCGACTGGAGCTGTCGCGCTCAGGGCCACAGCGAGTTGATCAGCACCGAGATCGTGTTTTTTCTCAGCGAGGGCTTCAACCAGAGAGTTGAAGCGGTTAAAGATGGCCATTTATGGGTAGCCCTGGGTTTAGCGGTAGTCTAAGAAGCCCAGCCTGAGAGCTACATAGCTACTACTTATGCGGGGCTCTAGTTGGTTACAGCGTCTTGGATCTGCTGGCCAGTGGTGGCTCCTTTAGCTCTTCCACGCCCCGCTGGCGCGGGTGCTGATGCTGCTCACTGACTTCCACACGCCGCTGACCTTGACGTAGGCGGCGCTGGCTTGTTTCCAAGTGCCGGCAACATTCACCCAGACGTTGAGGCCCGTAGCAGGGCCAACCGCAACAAACGGCTGGCCTAGATACGCCACATCGAGGGATGTGGTTGTGAGTGCCTTGGCCTCAACCTGAACAAAAGGCTGGCCGAGGTAGGCAACGTCTAGCGATGTCAGATCGGTATTACTCGGCAGGGGCATTGGCTACCTCCTGTGCGGCGACAAAGGCTGCTGCTGCCTCCTGAATGGCATCCATGGTTGGGTAGTCGTTGAACTTGAAGAACTGCGCTTCAGTATTGGTGAGCACGACACGGGCGTACCACTTGCCAGCGAGGTCCTGTTCAACAGCATGGACGTGATAGGTCATGGTCAGGCTTGCGAGATGGTTAGGTCATCGACCCACCCAGAGAAGGTGGTGCCGCCAAAAGCTTCAGCAGTAATTTCAACTACGCCGGTTTCAGTCGGGGTGAAGGTGACAGTTTCCTCTTCCCAGGCGTTGACAGCAACTACCGATGATGTTACGTTATTGACAACCCCAGCGATCTGACCGCCTTTGCAGACTAGGCGCATTGTCAGGCCAGCATTATCGCGTCGCATCCATGCTTTGACGGTTACCAGGGAATTGGCAGCGCAGGCGACTTTGGCAAGACTAAGTGTTACCGGCCAGTTTGCACTACGCTCGGTGTTGGTCGGTTGAATCTTCCAGCTAATTCCATTATTGGTATTGCGTTGATCCGTAGCGGAACTGACTATGGCACCGTGCATAAATATTCTGTGACTATTAGCTGTTTGGTTATCATTTTGAGATGTTACTAAGTAATCCGAATATGAACCAAAGCCTGTAACTGGAGTAGGCGAATTCAGAGCGACGTCTTTGAGATATTGGAAGCCCGACTGACCAGTATATATATCGGAGGTAGGATTATCTTTGAAAATCAAGCTGGAAATATATGCAGTTCCAGAGGACAGGTTGAGCCCGTAGCTGCCGTTATTTGCAAATAAAATTGACGAATTAGCCCCTTTTACATAAGCTATATTTCCGCTAATGAACATGGCGCTGAAATTACTAACAAAGGCACCGCTTACGGTAACATTTGGACGTAGTCCCGATATACTCGGGCCACCCGCTGAGACTATAAAGCCAATATTATAAGTGCCGTAGCTAACTTGACTTGTAAAGATGGCACTGTTTGTTGAATTATTCGACGCAATAATATCATAAACAATCCAAGAGCCAATATTTGAGCTTATATTGTTATTAAATCGAGTAAGGGCAAATCCTTGTATTACCATCCAGTTTCTGCTGTCCGCTACTATTCCGTTTCCATTGCCATTCACGCCATCAAGCCAGGTTTCAGAAGTTTTAGTACTCATATCTGTTCGATTCCAGCCGCCGCTATAAGTCGTAGGACTACCTTCAACGCCACTTTCTAATAAAGATATAACCGCTGTACTTGCCGATGCCGAGGGTCCAATTTTAATTGTTTCTCTTTTCCATGTTGTTATCGTTTCGCTAATGCCATAGTATCCACGCAATGAAGAAATGCTGGGTATAATATTTGTCTCAGCATCCAGCATGACGCGAGTACCATTAATACTTTGAATGCCCCAAAATGTTTCAGTTGCCGTATTCTTGCCAATTAAGCTAGTAAGCGTCAGGCTATCGTCAGCACTACTGGCTTTGCAGGCGATAATATTGGATAACAGGAAAGTTTGCGCACCATTATCAGTATTGACATAAAGTGCGATACTTTGAATGTTGCTGCCTAGATTTGTGTTCAAATTTACTGTTACTGGCATCCAACGTCCTATGGCAGCCAGGCTTGGGACACTAATAGTATTAACGGCTGTCGTGCCAGTCGTATCTGAGCATAAACGTAAATCAATAGCACCAGCCGCTCCAATAGTGCCGCCAGTTTGTTGTATCCAAAAACTTACTTGTTGATAGCCAGACAAATCAAGAGTGCCTGTCGCCCAGAAAGCTGCACGACCTGTTGTAAAGCCTGCAGCAATGGTAATCTGGTCGCTTCGGGCGTGTTCTTTTGTATTAACGGTATTTAGTGAAGCGGTGACGTTGGCCCCACCCGCCGAAGTCCATGCCGCACGGCCAGGACCAGTACTAGCGATATTTGCGGTAACGGCACTGGTCAAGAGAACGCGCATATTGTTACACAGTCGCGCTGTACCACTACTGCCTACACCATTTCCTGCGCTGCCGGTAAGTGTAAATGTGTTCAAACCGGTATTGGTTATCTCCCAGGTACCGTTAGCGTTGGTATTTGTTAAATGCCCAGTGATTACAATAGTGTCACCTGTGCTATAGCCGTGCGCGTTGCATGTAACTGAAATTGGCGTAGTATTAGTGCTGCTGCTAATGGCTTTTGCCGCCTGCTGAATTTGACTTGTCCATACGCCATTTTGACCTAAACTTGTTGGATCTGGACTTGCTATTACGCGAATAGTATCACCTGGTATTGTCCTTACTAGCGTGGCACCACTCGCAAAGGTTCTCCAGCGACCACCAATATAGTATTGACGATCTATGGATTGGTTCGCCAGTCCCGTGCCTCCAGATATTGCAGCAATCGTAAGCGAAGTAGAAGATACCCAGGCTCCAATTCGGTAAACCGCATAAATTGCGCCATTAAAAATACTTAGGTACTGGCCAATCAGAGATCCGTCGTTTGGAAATGACGCTCCGACACTACTGAATGTCGTACTGGTGATGCGACCATTTGTTCCTTGCGCTAGCGGTGCAAAACTGGTACCAGCATAATTATCATTACCGTTCTCGAAATCGATGTACAGAGTAGCCATGCTTTACCTCAGGCGGTGTACTTGATCCAAATGTCGCCGTCGATCCCACCAGTGGGATCGGTAGTACTGGTAGTGATGTTGTTGATCTTCACCATGCTGCCAGCTGCATTCTTCACGTACAACCGACCATTGGTTGAGTCCCAAGCTGGTTCACCTTCAACAAACGATACTGCGCTCGGTACTGTGCTACCGCGCCGTAACCTCAGCGTGTTAGCCATGTTCAGAACGTCCCGCAATCCACGGTGATACCATCAAACGTGGTGAGGTTTGTGATTGACCCACCTGTAATTGTGACGTTTATGGCGTCTTGCGTGCTAAGGGTACCCAACCCACTGATGTCCGTGTTGGGGATAGTGGCACTCGCTGTCAGCGCTGCAGTGCCGGACCCTTTGACGTAGCCCGTCAAGCTGGTGGCACCCGTTCCCCCATAGGCCACGGAAATTGCCGTGCCCTGCCACACACCGGTGCCAATGGTGCCAACGCTGGTGAGGCTGGAGCTGGTGACCCCACTGCCCAAAGTGCTGCCGCTGAGCACGCTGGTGCCGTTGATGTAGAACGCCTTACCGCTAGCAAGATTCAGGTGCTCGCTGCTAGTCCAGGCATCCGTGGCATCAACCCAGTTGAAGGTCTTATCCGTGGTGCCCTTGAGCGTAATGCCACCGCCATCCGCACCGGCATCAGTGGGACTAGCAGTGTCCCCAAGAACAATGTTTTTATCGTCAACTGTGATCGTGGTTGAGTTGATCGTTGTCGTCGTGCCGTTTACAGTCAGATCACCACCGACAGTGATATTGCCTGTAGTGCTGAACGAAGCGATGGTGGCACTACTGAGATCAACGGTGCCGGTAAACGTCTTATTGCCGCTGATTGTCTGCGATGTGTCCAGCGTGATGTAGGCGCCGCTGCCGCCGATGGCAACAACACTGGTGGCTGAGCCCCCTGCTCCCCCGGTTCCAACGCCAATGAACAGCTTGGAGCTGTTCTCCGAATAGGCCAGCTCTGCATTGGCCAGCGTTGAAGGCGCTGCCGTAGCGGTTGAGCGTTTGATTCTGATCGTGTTCGGCACGGCGGCCTAAGGCTGAAGCTAGCCCCAGCTTATCGCTGGTCTACGATTTCAAAAGTTCCCACCGTCGGTAATAGTCTCTTTGGTTATAGTGCTATCTACTTTGTAAATGCCAGCGGCTCCATCGTAATAAATAAGGCTTTTATCTGTTTTGTTCGTATCGTTGATGTTGAAATTGCCTGGAGGGCCTTGCTGCCCTTCGGTGACAAGCGCAACAGTACCTGTAACGCCGGCAGAGGTGACAACAACAGATGAGTTGGCTTCGTCAGTGACAGTTATATCGACTTTGTCTACCGTAACTACGACTTGGTTCATGGGACTGCGGTATAGCCCTCAGCCACGGTCACGGAGCCTTCGAGGTAGTAATCGCGGTCGCCAGAAGCATTGATGACCAGGACATCGTACGCCGCTTCGTTCGGAAGGCTCGATGTCGTTGTGTACATCAACTTCAAGCGGACTTTGCCAAGAGGGCGGCTGATGTACTCGACGGTGAAATCGGCGTGCTTGGTCGTGCGGCTAATATCCCAGATCTGGGCGGCGACGGTACTGCCTGTAAGATTTATCGGGTTATTATTGCTATCTTTGAACTCCAAAATGACGCTGTAATCAGCGCGGCGCTGCAATTTGATGTTGTAGACCCCAGGCTGAATCATGACGAGCTCCTCCTGGGGCAGTTTATCGAGCTCGGCTCTTAGCGAACAAGATTGCGCAATGCCGCTTTGACCGGGTCATACAAGGTGATGACCGTTTGGATTTGCGCGTCAGTGGCGCGTTTGCCGAGGGCGTCGTTCACCGCGCTCGCGATGACTCCTTCCACCTTGGCAGGGGGTGCGTTGCGAACGAGCAGCTCGGGAAGCTCCGCGTCGAGTCGCTTGTAGATATACGGCAGGACACGACGGAGGCTCTCATCGAGCGCGGCGCGCAACAGCAGCTTGCTGACACGCAGGAAGAGCTTTTTCATGAGTCTGATGGCGGTGGGGTGCTGCGAGACCGTCCTCGGGTGGAGGAGGTTTGGCTGGGCGACTCTGTGATGTACGCCCACATTGTCGAGGCAGCGCCGCCGGCGACAGTGAAGGCTTGCGTCCATTGGTTTCCGCATTGACCTGGGCGACGCAGTTCGCAGCTGAGGACGTTGGCGGAGGCCATTACTAGCATGTATGAATAACAGCCGACGAGCAGCTTGAAGACAAGGGATAAGGCAGCAGGATTATTCATTGTTTACCCCACATCTGGTAGCCGGCGGAATGACTTCTAGCTTTGATACTCGTTGTTCGATGCTGCCAAGACGGCTGAGTGTTTCGCGTCGATCGGCTTTGATGTCGACGTGGAGTGTTTCGAGGCGAGTGGCGACGTTCTCGACGGCGGCTGTCAGCCGGATGACAGCATCGCGACCCTCACGTGAGCGGCTTCCCATGGCACCCAATCCCATAGCGCCCACAGTGATTGAGGCCCCGAGGGCTGCAGCAATGACCTCAACCACGACTAAGGCGAAGGCGACAACCTCAGGGTATCGGTGTTTCGATTAGAGGGTTGCAGCTCAGCGACCTTGGCCGCGGGTCTTTTTGCGTCCTCGGCGGGCTGGGCGCGAATGTTGACCTTGCCCTTGCGCTGTTGTTTTCGGGGGGCCGGACTGGAATTCGCGGCGGAGGCTAGAGATTCCGGTCTTGCTCTTGGTGGCCAACGCTTAGCGGCGACTGATCCAAGCTACAGAGAATGATTAACCGGAGTACACGATGTTGACTGCACCAGCATCGAAGGTATCGGTACCGTTAACAGTTGTAATGCGCACGCGGTCAAGAACAGCTGCCAGGGTGACACTGCCCCCAGCGCAGGAAGCCTGGGCAGTGTCGCTACTACCGGTTGCTGATGACATCACCCACTGATTCGCGTTGATGAGGGTAATGGATGCTTCTCCGTGGGAAATGGTAGTAGCGGCTCGCGCTGCGGTTACCAGCAGACCTGTTGTTGAGTTGGCTGTAGATGCTGTCGACGTGAAAGCTCCTGAGGTATAGCCAGTTGTTGTTACACCGCTAGATGTGCCCAGTTGAATCTGCAGATTAGACGTGCCACTTGTACTGACACCAGCGAACATGACAGTAATTCGCTTTGTCCAGCTTGGAATGGTGGTGAAATCGATTGATGCGCCACTTGTGCTGGCCTGTGCGGTTGCACGGATGATGCGCGCGCGGTCGACCCAGCTCTGAGTGCCGGAACCATCTGTTGCTACGACTTGATCAGCAGTGCCAGAAGCTGTAGGGGCGACCAGCAGGCCCAGGTTGGTGGTTGCCAGAGTCCCGATAGTGATCCATCCGGTATTGGCGGCGTTACGCAGCTTCAGCAGACCCGTCGTGACGTCAGCCCAAGGCTGGTACGCATACGTCGTGGTCGGGGCGGTGGCTCCGCTGTTCAGCGATACAGCAGCGGCGAGGGCGTTGTTGAGGTCGGCGCGTACGGCGGCGCCGCTGGCGTTATCGATGATGTAATCGTGTTGCGCCATGGTCAGTACCTCCTTCCGTAGCCGACTGCGGTGTAGGTGAAGTCGCGGTTCACAGGATTGTCACCGCTGTCATAGAAGGTTAGCTGGAAGCCACTTGCGCTGATCGAGGCAAGGGTGAAGTGATCACCACTATTAAGATCGATAGGAGTAATATTAACGGCGGGTGCTTGGTAAAACGCATTTTCAAATGTCGCTGTGTAAGTGGTGGAACTACTGGTCAGCACAGTGGAGTGCGCGACTCGTTGCTGAAGCTCAGCTGTGACACCGAGCTCGGTCACGACAAGGTTCTGGTTGATTTGGGCGCTTGTTAGGGCGACTTTGAACTCGAACACCCGTCCTCGGAGGAGGTTGTTGGTGCAGACGCGCCAGGCGCTCCAGCTTGAGCCGTAATCAAAATCAGGCCACTCATCGATGGGGGCGGTGTTGCTGTCGACGAGTACGGGTATGGTGCCGCTCTCGGTGGTGCGGACGTAGAGCCCGGCGTTGGCGTCGGTAATGTCGACACCGTCAAAGTCGCCCCATGTATCGATGTAGGCGATGTTCTCGTCCATCGCCGTGATGATGTTGAACGGCTCGACCGCAAGCCGGCGGGTCAGGTTCAGGTCGTAGACAGCACCGAGGTCGATTAGAGCGTCAAAGGCGTAGCTTCCTGATGTTTTGACCCCGCCGAGGGAGTCGAGCTCGGCGAGCCCGTCAAAGTTTCCGTCAAGGGCGAGAGAGTCAAAGTCGTATTTGAGGACCAGCCCGCCTCGCCCTGCGTCGTAGTTAAGCCCCGTGAGATCGCCCAGGAACCCTGCGGTGTCTTCTTGAACGTCCTGAACGGTCAGGCGGCGTTGGGGTCTAGGCGGCTTGATTGTGGTGATCGCCGCGGCGCTGGAGCGAACACCAGTACTGCTGCTGTACTTGAGGAGGTAAGTGCCCTGCAACAGGGGGACGACTGCAGTGTTCTGGGCTCCGGAGACGCGGGGGATTATCTCGGTGCTGTAGTTCCAGTCCGAGGCTTCGAGGTTGGGGGAGTGATTGATGATGACTTGGCCGCCCACCGTGACGTTGACGTCATCGGTGCGGTCCCAGGTCAGTAGGCCAGTGGTTTCATCGAGCGGGGTGATGGAGGCACCGCTGATGGTGAGGGGGACGTTGGCTTGGGGGCTGACGTACTGCTGGACGGAGGTGACGTCGGAGCGCACACCGAGACCGTTGATCGCGACGACTTCGATCTCGTACAGGCCAGGTGCGATGCCAGCGAGGTCGAGTGTCGGGGACTTGGTTGTGACTGTCTGCCAGTTGTAGCTCATTAGCTTACGAGGCGGTAACGAACTTCGTACTGGAGAGCGGTGGGATCATCTTGCCAACTGAGATAAAGTTTGTTGGTGACTTGACCGTTAGTCGAAACAGTCGCTGTTGACGCGGTGACGTTTTTGGGGTCACTGGGCTTGCTAACTGTGAGAGGTAGATACGTCTTAGTATTTAGTGGGACGTCCCGTTCGATGTAATCGTACTTGCTGGGGTTGTGGGCGACTGCTGTGACGACGTACTCGGTGCCGTTCTGTTCTTGGATGTTCAGCACGCGCCAGAGGGATCTGCGCATGCTGTCGTTGTTGTAGATGAAGACGCCCCCGGTGAGGGGAGTGGCAGTGAATGCCGTGCTCACTGTGATGCGGTTGCCGCTGACGGCAGAAACGGATCGGACATCGACACCTCCGTTCTCCAGGGTGACGTGGACCGTGGGGTTGCCGGTCAAGGGGAGGTCGGTGGCCTCCGGCGCGTCAATCAAGATGAAGGTGGAGCCACCTTTTTTGATTCGGCCACCGCGGCGGGCGCCCGAGCGCAGGGGATCGGAGACGGCGATGATCGTGCCGGGTCGGACCGAGATGCCGGCGTCGATGCTGGTGGTAAAGCTGACGACCTCGGTCTCGTGTTGCTCGGTGTAGAGGAGCCACTCACCGACGCGGCGGGCTTGGCTTCGGCTGGTGCATGCGAAAGCGGTGACCTCGGCTGTTACCACTCCGTACTGCGCGATGGCAGCTGGGTCCTCGACAGATTCAAAGGCTGTCTCCTGGAGATTGGTATCCAGGTAACCGACCACGACGACGGAGTGCCGCGTCTTGAGGCTGCTTCCGCTGTACTGAAAGCCTTCCTCGCCGACGTTGGTCTGGTTGAAAACGTAGAGAGGGGCAGAGGGACTGTCCTGAGAAATGGTCAGGGAGCCGGCGCTCCAGTAGGGCATGGCTCGGAACACCGAGCACATATCGTTGATGAGCTTGTACGCCTCGTCTTGATTCTGGATTGAGATGTTGCACAGGAAGCGAGGCTCGAGGATAGGCGCGTTGTTGCTGTTGTACAGACCGGACGGTACCAGGGTGTTGCAGTACAGACTTGCGGCGTAAAACGACCACTTGTCCAGATTGATTGAATGAATGTGTTGACCAAATCCGTAGCGGCAGTTTGTCAGCAGATCCCATAGGCACCAGGCGGGATCGGCGCACCACTGGGCGGCACTGAAAGTTCCGTCCCATGTGCCGGAGTAGATCAAAGCTCCGTTCTCGGGGTTAACGGAGGCGTTCGAGGGGATTTTGACCTTGATTCCGCGGATGCGATAAGACCGCGAAGGAATCGAGGAGAACTCTTTGGCGTTGATCTCCCAAGCGACCATCGCGCTGTTCGGATAGGTCAGTTTGGCATCAACAATTTCGGTGTAGCTGGTCCATTTGAAGTCGTCTTGAACCTTGACGTTGCTTGTGTCGTCCGTGAGACGTTCGACACGGATTTGGGCCGGGAACGCTCCGTCTATAGGTACATTGTGGCTTTTTTGGAATGGGTCTGCTGAACGTCCGCTTACCGCGTGTGTGTCACCTACTTGTTGGAAACTACCACCGGAATACGCAATAAGGATTTTGTATTTGACCTTGAGCCCTTCAATGTCGCCGTTATCCTCTAGCCTCTGCAGAGCTTGCCAAGTCAAAGTGACCCGAACTCGGTCCACGTTTGTGTCATTGATCTGGCGGGTGACGGGTGCTTTCTCTTTGACCTCGACATCGACGCCGACTTCGCGCTCAACAGCAGTGAATCCTGGTATGTATTCCTGGTTTTGTGTGCCCCAGCGAACTTTAAGATCGTTATCGTCTACGCGTTGAAAGTTGTAGTCGGTCTTATTCAGGTCGCTGATCTTAGCCGCGGCTTGGAGGATAGGCGTCTTGTCGAGGTAGATGTCCTTCAGCATCGCCTTGTCGTAGTCGGCGCTGCCACGGGTGTAGGCGCGTGCGGATGGGAAGCCCTCGATCTCGCCCTCGCTGATCAGGTCGATGACACGGGCGTAGGCCCGCGAATCAAGGTTGTCCTCATCAGTGGATGGGCTGTAGGAGCCACCACCGCCTTTACCCCCGCCGCCGGCACCGATGATTGTCATGACTTGACGCGCTCGGTGGAGACGCCGGCACTAACCACGATGCTGCCGACGACGGTTTCGCCGTAGACGATGGGGATGGGGAGGCCAGCACGGCTGACGTTTTGGATGCCGGAGAAGCTGTAGGACTTCTGCTTCGGGTCTTTCTGTTCCTGAGATGTCTGTGGTGTAGGTGCCAGCAGCTGGGCAACACCCCCGAGAACGAGGCTGGCGCCGATGCCGAAGGCAATGCTCTTGAGTGCAATCCCAGCCAGGAGCGCGGTGCCGGGGATGAAAAAGGAAGCGGCGACCAGGAGGGCCCCGACGATGATGCGACCGATGGCTCCGGCGCCGGAGAGCACTGGGGTGATGGTGATAACTTCCTCGGCGCCCACGGGGTAGTGGATTTCGTCCTCGGTGAGGATGTGGCGGCCGGCGCGCACGCGGTAGTGCTGCTCGACCATGTGCACTTCGAGGTGGGGGAAATTGGCGATCAGGAAGCGGACGGCCTCGGCTACAGATGACACGTCAGCGCGGAAGGTGTGCTGCCCGAGCTCTTTGGCCAACCGTCCGTAGACACGTATGAGGCGCATAGTTCAGCCGCGCTGGAGCTTTGTCCAATCGTAATGGCGGATGATTTTTCCGGTACATTTCTGGAGCCAGCCACCGTATAGATCACAGCTACTAAGACGACCACGTAGATGATGTAGTAAGAGTTGATCGCCTACATAGACACCAATATGGTCGAGCCCCGTACTGTTTAGTGAGAGCAAGATGGCGTCGCCACGTTTTAGTTCGTCGTCCTCGGGGACACGGGTGAATCCGGCTTCTTGCCAACAGTCGTCGAAAAAGGGTTTTCGCTCGAATTCCAGGGGGTCGATGGGACGGTCCCAGTCACGGATGTGAACGCCGTTCTCGGCGTACCAGTCACGCACCAGGGCCCAGCAGTCGGTCAGGCTCCAGACCCATTCGCGGCCGACGAGCGGAGCGCGGAAGCCACACGGTTCGATGTGGTCCCAGGTGCTTAGGTCCGGGTTGCAGATGGACCACGGAAGGCCGGACTTTTCGCAACCGACGCGATCAGCTTCGCTGGCGCTGGCGGCGGTGTACGGGTGGCTGTGGAAGACCTCGATGATTTGGCCGGCGTCCTCGGTGGCGGCGTAGTCATCAGGATCCAGGATGAACATCTCCGAGGCGTTGGCAGCCCGGTTGCGGCAGGGGAAGTAGCGCTCACGGCCTTTGACGATGGCTACGAGGCCGCAAGCTTCTCGGGGATGTTCAGCGCGGGCGTGAGCGAGGGCGGCAGCGCGGGTGTCGTCGTTCATCAGACGGTGTACTGACCGATGCCGGGGAAGCCTCCGAAGGGGAGTGATTGATTCACCCCGAAGCGTTTCTCGCAGCTGGTCACTCGTTTGCCGCAGACGTCGAGGCTTTCCGAGGGGGTCGTGTTGTCGCTCTCGTCGTAGAAAGCGGTGCCGACGTAGCCACACTCGGTGCTGCGGTACTGCCACTGGCAGATGTTGCCAATAGTTTGGCGCTTGGGGGCCCGGACACCGGCGAGATCGAACGCAGCGACGAGCTCGAATTCCACGAGGTCGCGTGTCTCGGTGGCCTTGCGGTCGATGTAGTAGATCTCGTCTGGGAGGGACGCCGTGGAGTCCGGGGTCCCGAACGGATTGGTGTTTCCCTCGAAATTCACGGCGTCGAGGAAGCGCGCAAGGGTGCGGATTCGTTTGACCTCGGCACCGACGAGGTCGGAATTGGCTGTGATCTGGTTGATCTCCAGCAGGACGGCGGTGATGGTTCCGTCGACGTTGGCAATGCGGATTTTGGGGCGAGGGAGCGAGCCCTGGCCGGAGTACTCAAAGCCGTCAGCTTCGACTGGCCAGGCGTAGTAAGTTGCGCCACCCCAGACGACGTGGCCTGAAACGGCCTTGGCGTTGACGCCGGAGTGGAAGCGGTAGACCTCGCAGGCGCCGTGGAGACGTGGGGAGGTTTTGACTTCGAAGAGTTCGATCAGCGCACTCGGGTGAAGACTGGCGAGCTCGGTGCGAACCTGGGCGGTGATGGTCATGAGATCACACTAGGTCAGTTGTGTATAAGTTGTATTGATAAGTACTGGACGCATCTACACTTGTTCTTGAAAAATAAAAAGGCACTACTGGCCTTAAGGTGGATGCACCATTCATAGTCACTTTTCCTACTGGCGAATAATACGTTGTTAACGGTGTATTCCGCGAAAATCCCTGAGCTGATGCCGTGTAGATATTTGTCGCTAGCGTTGTGTAGCCACCAACTTTTGAAGCTCTCCCGCCAAAAGCCTGAAAGACTGGGTAAGTGCCTGTGTTGATATAGGCATTATTAGAGAATGCGTTTCTTGAGGCGACAACCCTGTTAGTGGGAAGATGATAGCCGCGATCAGAATGCCAGCCATATGAATCGTTGGACACAAAATTTGTATTGCTTCCGGCGATTATATTCTCAGTGATAAGCGTAGAGAGATCAAAGCTATATTTGGAAGACTTCATCGAAGCGTTTGGCTGCGGGTAGGATCCGTTGGAGTAAAGATAAATTCCGTCATCTAGAATGGCAATTTCCTTGACAATTGGTTGCGCTATTGCGGTTTGACTAATGAAGTTTCCAGATTTATCAAAATAGAAAAGCCATTCAGGTGTGGCGACAAGGCACCCAGTCCCGTATCGAACGACGGCAACGCCCGACCCGTTTGCGTTGTACCTATCAAAACTATTGGATATTGGTACAAAATCTTCGTCTAAGCGAATGACTAGAAGATATGCGGCTCTTTTGTCGAATAGTAACGATGTACCATCGTCGAATTGAATAAAAGCCGAAGAATTGGCCGTCCAAACGCTAAGGTAATACAGTCCACCATAGCTGATGTTCCACGATGTTACTAAAGTTCCTGTGTTTGCGTTGACGATATCGTAAGTTAAATACCCAAGCTCATGTCGAACCATCATGATGTATTTCTGAAGTCGAATATATTCCATGCCGATTGTATGGCCCTGCGTAACGGTATTACCAGGTATGCCCATGCCCAGCTTAAATTCTCCGTTTGTGTCGTACACAGCGAACTTATCGTGCCCGTAGCCAAAGTACGAAGGAAGAAAACAAACAATGCTTTCTTTGTTGTTTCCTATGTCACAAATCAATGTTTCATCAATGTAATCACCAAGTGGTTGCGTAGTTTGAAAGATATCATTAAAAGCATGCTCCTTTGTCCATATAACTTCCCCGTTAAGCCTTCGCTTTGTTATTGCAAACTTCTCAGTGGTTGTTGACATTAGGCTATAAGAATTGCCCATCGCGTCTGTGACCAGGCTCGATGATGTAACGGCACCTACGAAATTGGGATTGTACAGCCAAGGGGCGTTAGCGAATGGGGCTGTCATTACTGACACCCAGAAATCGGTTCCAATGTCTCCGTAATCACCTTCGCATAATATGTCTGATTGGCATGATGCAAGAGCAGGGCTAAGAGTTGGAATGTATAGTTCAAATACGCGACGAAAACTTGCACTTAAACGATAGGTAATAGGGTTGTCTTGCTCTATCGTCCACTCATCACAGCGAAAACGAAGCGCAGTCACCGAATCAGGTGGCTGCCATTCAAACCATTCGCCTGCATCGGCGCGGGCCTGAAGAAAGGTTTCTACTTCTTGTACTGCTTCTAGCTCCAGTAGCCAAGTTAGGTCCCACTCCGACCTCGGGGTATTAAGACCGAATACCAACGAGGACTCGTATCCATCACCGAGGGCAGTTGTGATGCGTTCCTGATCAGAGCGCTTACTCGCTGGATAGGTCGGGTTAATCGCGGGAAATGTCGCCATGGCTTACCACTTGCTCAACGGACAGCTTGACTGCTGAAAACGCACTTTGACGTAGACAAAACAGCCGCAGGCGCCACACTGGTTGATGTAGGGGCGTAGGCGGGCGCAGGACCTACAGATTGTGAGTCGTTCTCGGGCTACTTGGCCGAGTACAACCAGCCCCGTGCTTGCAGACGGTTCAGAGTCGCAGCAGGTTGTCTGGGACGCCTCTTCCATCACGAGTTCGGGAACTGGGCCGTTGGCGGGGTGAAGGCAGCGGTGTAGCGGGCGATGCCCTTGGTGATGCGGAGGGAGTCGATGTAGCCAGTCATATATTGCTGATCACCATCAGCATTCCGGCCTATAGACATCGCACCAGTGCCAGAGATATTTGTCGAGACTGTAGTTGTAGCTAGCTGTGTACCATTTAAGAATATATATGCGTTTGTGCCACTTCTGGTCACGGCTAGATGATTCCACGTCGCAGTAGAGGGCGCAGTCCAGTTTCCTGTTATTTGGGTTGCATAAGCCGAACCGTTGCCAAACGCACAAACAACTGAAGTAGACGTTGCTTGCAACAACCACGCGTAATTCGACGCACTCCAAACGCCAGCGAAAGTTTGGGAGGTCCCTGAAAAGGCAACTGATACATTAAACCAAAGCTCTATGGTGAAATTGTCAATGCCAAATAACAAACTGGTAGAGCTGCATGATAGATAGTCGCCAGTCCCATCAAACAACGCACTCGCGCCCCCAAACTTGCTCTGCGCCGTCGAGATCTGCGCGTTGCCGTTGGCTGTGACCGCCAGGGCGTTGTAACTGTGATCAGGGAAGTACGTGCTTGCGTTTGCTCCATTCATGTGGAGCAGTAGCGAGACAGCGCCGAAGTTGGGGTCGATGACGGGGATCGGGTGTGGGGCGACGGGAGGCGTGAAGGCGGCGGTGTAGCGGGCTACGCCTTTTGTGATACGGAGGTCGTCGATGTAGCCATTGAACGTAAAACTGGTGCTGTAGTAAAGCCCAATGTTGAGCCCGTTGCTTGCATAATTTACGGAATCACTAATTGATGCGCCCTGCGCGACTCCATTAACATACAATGTTAAAGAACTGGATGCTCTTACTAGCGCTATATGATACCAAACACCACCGGTTACAGTGTACGCCCTCAAATAAGGCGTGTTGCCTGAATAAATTGCAAAATTGCTGCCATCGTAGCCAAGGGCAATGCCAGCGGTTGAGCTTGGAGGCGTGCCAGGATATAGATGGAAAATCCCTCCATTTGTTACTGTATTCCAACGAACCCAACATTCAAATGTAAAGTCACCAGGCAGGTCTAGGGGCGTATTTGGAGAACTATAAAGCCAATCCCCCGTCCCATCGAAATACAAACTCGACCCGCCGAACCTGCTCTGCGTCGTGCTGATCTGAGCGTTACCATTGGGCGCCAGCGTCAGGCCGTTGCTGCTGCGGTCTGCGATGACCGTGCTCGCGTTGGCGCCGTTGCCGTTCAGCAGTAGCGAGACCGAGCTGAAGCTGGCGTCGGTCTCGGACCAGACGGGATGGGCAATGGTGGGCGGCAGGAAGTTAGTGGTGTAGCGGGCGACTCCGTTCGTAATCCGATAGTCGTCTAAATACCCATCCATGCCATAGCCGGTCGATGACCAGTCCATGCCAATACGAACAGCGGTTCGTGTTAAATTTCCGGCGTTGCTATAGCTAGCGCTTTGAACCGTGCCATTTACAAATACGCGCCAAGCGCTGCCCGCTCGCGTCAGTGCTACGTGAACCCATGTGTTTAACGGCAAAATATCAGTGCTGACCAAATTAAATCCGGCCAAATATATGAATAATTGCCCAATGGAGTTGACCCCCCAAACAAAACCAGAGCCGTCGCCATCACTGGTGCGGGACTCATAGAGCATTCGGTAAGTTGCGTAACTTCTCATTCGCACCCACGTTTCAATCGTAAAGTCATTGGCACCAAAGGCGGCAATCGTGCAAGTCAGATAGTCGCCTGACCCATCGAACGCGCCACTTGCGCCGCCAAACTTCGACTCCGCCGTGCTGATCTTCGCATCGCCATTGGCGAACACTGCCTTCGGCGTCAGCGAACTATCCGTGAAAGTGGTAGAGTTGTTAGCTCCATCCATCTTCAGCAGCAGCGAGACGTTACTCAGGTAGGGGTCGCTGCTGGTGTCGGCGTTGATCGGAGCAGTGGGAGGGGTGAAGTTGGTGGTATAGCGGGCGTGGCCCTTGATGATGCGGAGATCGTCGATGTAGCCGGCAAACCCTGCTGTAACTCCGGTGCGATCTGCGCCAATACCGATGTTATGCGCAGCATTGACTACAAGTGATGCAGAGCTTGTGAAAGTGTTGGTCTGAGCCCCGTCAACAAATGTTCGGAATGTGGTTCCGGAACGAGTAACTGCCAAGTGGTACCATCTGTTTGCCTGTGGCGCAGGCAGCATTACGACTTGGCTGGCTATATCCCAGGACGTGTTGTTTGAACTTGAGTAAAAAGCAATACGGTTATTGGGGCCGTCGTAGTAAATAAGCCAAGCTCCATACGCGCCTGACGTCCATCCCTTTGTCACAATGCCCCTATCGACGCCGCTCCATGCTGTTGCATTAATCCAAAGCTCAACAGTGAAGTCACCGGTTCCAAAATCAAAGCCATCCGCCGTAGGGATTGTCAGGCCATCCCCGCTCCCGTCAAACGCTGCACTCGTCAGCCCCCACTTGTACTGCGCGTTGCTGATCTTGGCGTTGCCGTAGGTGGTGACAGGTAGGCGGTCAGCGCGATCGAAGAAGCCGGTGCTGTTGTTCGGCCCCTCCATCGGCATCCAGAGGGTGCTGGCGCCCAGGTAGGGGTCGGCCAGAGTGCCGTAGTCGGCGTGGGGCAGCGGCGGGATGAAGTTAGCAATGTAGCGGGCTACGCCTTTTGTGATGCGAACATCGTCGATATAACCGGTGTAGGTGCGTCCTGCGTACTCGATGTCTTGGCCGATGATTACGGAAGAGCTGCCCACTGACGTAGACACGCTTGCCTTTGAAGCAGCCTGCACACCGTCAATAAACATGTAGACAGTGGTGCCACTGCGCACAAATGCGAAGTGATGCCACTTGTTATCATTGAGACCGGTAACACTACTTTTGAAGAAAAGACTATTGCTCCACTCACGCCAATAAACCTCAGGAGCGCCGTCACCAGTTGCTCCGTTGAGCGAGATCAGGATGCCGCCAGCGCCGCTATACGGACGTGTAAGCATCGCTGCATAGTTATTCGTGGCGTTCGACTTGAACCACCATTCGTAGGTGAAGTCACCAGTGCCGAAAGTGAATCCGCTATTTGTGTCTGCGATGGTGAGAAAATCGCCCGTACCATCGAAATAGGCACTGGATACTCCGTAGCGTTTGTCCGCCGTACTGAGCTTGGCGTCGCCACTTGACGTCACCGTTCTCGCGCCAGGCGATCGATCTGTGAACGTCGTGCTGTTGTTGCTGCCATTCAAGGGCAGTAGCAAGCTCACATAGTTATAGAAGGGATCAGCAATGGAAGCTCCATCATTTTCAAACGCTGCGGTTGGGACGGAGAAAGTCGATGTGTAGCGACAGTAACCCTTCGTAATTCGCAGCTCGTCAATAAAGCCATCAAAGTTACCACCAGTAGAAGCACCAGTCGGTTCGGCGGCCGAAATAGCAATAGCATTGCCGTATGATGGCGCGACAGCATCAACTGTTGAACTGCCAGATCCCTTTTCTTGGCCGTTTACAAAAACTTTTACAGCACTTCCGCTTCTGCTAGCCGCAATGTGATACCACTGTCCAGTTGACATGCCATGCACGCCAGTCGCCGTTGCAGAGCTAAAGTCAGTTATATTAACAACGATATTTGTGCTTGTTAAGTAAAAATCAAACCCTGGGTTGGCATTTGCTGGCCCCCATCCGCATATCCAGAAAGATCCTGGATAGCCACTCGTTGGCAGGCTGTTGAGGTATACCCAGGCTTCGATTGTAAAATCACCAGCTCCAAACACAAATTCATTTTTAGTGGTTGCAACATTTAGCCGACCACCGCTGGCGCGGACAAAATTACCCGAGGCACCACCAAATTTTGATTGACTTGTTGTAATCGAAGAACTGACGGCAGTTACAGCAAGATTGCGGAGCGAACTATCTGCGAATGCTGTTGCTCCATTGCTACCATCCATATGCAGCAGCAACGTCACATATTCGTAGAACTCGTCAAAAGAACCGGCACCAACTGGCCACAGGCCGGCCGCACGACGAGCAAACACTTGCTCCATCGCCCAGACGCCAGGATTGCTTGCCAGGCTCCAAGTAGGCCGACCGCCCAGGTAGCCGCCCTCAAGGCGCTTCATCAGGAAATCTCCTCGTAGCTGATGGTCAGATCAATCTTGCCGCTGGTACTGCCCTTGGCATAGATCGCGTCGCCTTCTTCTAAGTAGATATATTCTTCTTTTGATAGTACAACTAAGGTTGAATTAACTGGAACTGAAATAGCGTTTGCGATGTAAGTATTAGCAGCGCTGCGGTAAACCGTAATATCAACAGAAAAAGCAGATGTTGTGTCAATATTGGCCGCGCGAATCGTATTGACTTTCAGTACTTTATTGCTACTAGCCCCATTGCTAAGCGCGGCCGCCAACGTACTCGTGCACGAGTACGTTGCTGTCTTCCCCGTGATTGTCGCAGGGGCCTTTAGGTTAGGGGCTGTCATGGCCGTTTAATCACCCCACCAATCTACTTGGAAGTCACGGTCCCACCCATAGAGCTGATCGCTCATGCTGCCGAAGTAATTGCTACTTAAGCTGAAATAGATCAGCGTAGCTGATGCTCCTGTTGTGCTAATTGTGCCGAGTTCACTCAGTAGCAACAAGCCTCTGTAGAAAGTGGCATCAGCGCCTGTGATGCTATACGAACCTGTGTCTACGGGTATAGGAATGTCGATCTGGAAGTAGCTATCAACACCACTTACAGCAATCGTCCCTAAATCGACTGCCATCACATAGTCACGACGAATTCTGAATTCCTTAAATGCAACTTGCACGGACCCGACACCCGGCGCCATGCTCGGCAGGTCGAAGCCGAAGACTTGCCTCAGCCGAGCTCGGAGCTCGAAGACTTTGTGATTACTGACGGTCTTCGTCCAGTCATCGCATCGGTAGTACCCCTGTACCCCATTGGGCGGTGTCCAGAGGAACCACTCGTTCTGCGCGGCCCGAGTCGCCAAAAAGGTGTCGAGCGTGTTGGCATCGGTGAACGGCAGCAGCCACTGGACGTCCCACTCAGGTGACGTTTGGTTCAGGCCAACCGTGGCGCGCTGTTCAATTCCCCACGCTGGGCGGCGACTCCCCCGCACTCGGGGGCGCACCACCTTGCGGATCGGATAAATGGGGGCGAATGGTGGCAGATGAAAATCGCTCATCTTCAGCTAGCCAGTAGGCCACCCGGCCGTTTCATGCGGAGAATCTCCTCCTGTACAGCGCTGGCGATGACCTTGCCGATTTGCTCGCTCTTCTTCGAGTCCCCTTGGGCCTGGGTGCCTTTGGCATCGACGTTGACGTTGACGCTGACATTGCCCGAGCTCGTGGCGCCGGAGCGATCGAAGCTGACCGGGATGCTCTTGCCGTCTGGCAACGGTACGAAGGCTTCGGGTTTGGAGCCCTCGCCGAAGAGCGCCACCTGGGGGCTGTTGGCGATTCCGCCTCCGGCGTAGGAGCGCAGGGGCAGCGGACCATTAGAGGTCATGATGCCGCCGGAGGCGAAGCCGAACATTGAGCCACCGCCAAGGGGTGACGCAAGGGCTTTGAGCAACGGCTTCAGCACCATCGTTTGGAAGATGATGCGAGTCAGGTCGGTGAGGATGTTGGCGGCGAGCTGGCGGAAGTTCGTCGTACCTGTCGTCAGCAGCTCGACGAACGCGTTGGACATCGCGCCGAGGGTGTTCTTGGTGAAGTCCTGCATCTGGCTCTTGAGGGTGCCGAGGCTGGCGGCGTACTCCTCCAGGCCCTGTTTCATCCCACCCCAGGCCGACTCCCAGCGGTTGTCGACCTGCCACGCGAGCGCGGTTTTTGCTGCCTGTTGAGCGGCAGCGAAGCCTTGAATCGCCAGGATGTTGGAGTTGTACTCGACACGGGCGTCCTCCAGGCTCTTTTTGAGGTTGTTGAGGGTCTGGATCTCCTGAGCGGTTACTGCAGTACCGGCTGCCCGTTTTGTTGCAATAGCGTCCTCGGCTACTGCAATGTCTTTTTGTATCTCAGTGTTCTTGGCATCGTATTCCCGCGCCGCGGCGATGACCTTCATTTGAGTGTCAATCTGTTCAGGGCTAAAGCCCTCAAGCTGCATACGCGTACCGACCATTAGGTCGTTCTGTTGGTTGCGAATGTCTTTCGTATTGTCTTTGAATGACTTGCGCAGACTTTCAATTACTGTTTGAGCTCGCGTGATGGCGAGGATCTGCCCTTCGAGATTTTTGATCTCGGTGAGGTCTTTCTTGCGCTTTTCAATCTGTTCCGTGATCTTCTTCTCTAGTTCGACGAGCTCTGCTTTCTTGACGCCCTCGGCTTTGGCGGCGGCTTCCTGGATCTCCTTGCGCTCGCGGTCCATGATCAGAAGCTCTTTCTGATAGCGGACTTCAATTGCAGCGCGATCTGGGTCGTAGGCGTCCGATTTCGAGCTCGCGAACGCCTTCAGCGAGAGCTGGGCCTCGATCAGTTGATCCTTGTACTGCTCAACCTGCGCTCGCGGGAAGGCGGCCTTGGCGATTTCTTCGAAGGCCGCTTTGGTCTTGGCTTCAGTAAGTGCGGCCTGCAGTGCGCGCAGGCGCTCCATGGCGGATGAGACGTTGCGCACTGCTGCGGCGTATTTGTCCACCGCGGGAGTCCCGATGGCGTCGAAGTTCGGCGCCTGTGTCGAGACCGGTGTTGGTGCCGATCCCCTACTCGCTATGGAACTCTGCAGTCCATGCAGGAATATGTTTCCGGTGTCGAGGGATGTTGCCATCCACCCGCCCCCGCCGCCATCCCAGGAAGGCGTGCCAGTCCGTCTAGGGACGAGTGTTCCAGAAGGTACTGCGATATCGATTGCACCGCCACGTGCTCTAGTGGCGTGCGCCTGTTGCTCACGCTTCAATGCAGCCCGTAGCCTGGCGTCATCGGATACTCCTTTGACATTTTCACCAGTGTTGCTTAGCTGGATATAAGCGATTCCCATGGCCTGCCACGCCTTGACAATCGTCATGGCTTCGTTGATTACAGCATTTGCGTCCCCAGTTGGGCTACGAATATCCAGGTGTGGCCCTGTGGAACGCCCCGTGCTGCCTACTCTGAAGCCCTCTGTCGGGGCTGGTGACGCCTGCGCTTGGGCGCCATTCCGTTTGATGGCCTCAACATTTTTGGCTACATTCTCCTCATATTGAGCTGACTCTTTGCGGATCTTTGCGATTGTTTTAGCGTTTTCGAGTTTATAATTCTCGATCTCACGCTCCATATTTGCAACTTCAACGACCAGCTGCTTCTTGGCGGCCTCGATCTCCAGCTCACCCCGCTCTCGGATGCTGAGGTAGGTGTTGAGCGCGTCCATCGCTGCAGCGGACGCACCTTCCTGCCCCTCCATCATTTTCTTGTTGGCCTGCTCCATCTGGAAGATGCGGAGCTCGCCGGCAGCGCGGAAGATGTCGACTTCCTTTTGTGCGAGTTCCTGGCGCTTTGAGAAGAGCTCGTTTTCTTGGCGCAGGCGGATGTCTTTTATCTCCTGCTCCATATTCTTTCTATTGTTAGCTTCTAGTCGAATATTCTCTTCGGCGCTTTTCTTGTTTTGTTCGGCTTCGTATTTGCGCTTATAGTCGCGGAGACGTTGCTCCTCACCGATCAGTTTGGCTGCATCGACCGAGTCTGGGCTCAATCCGCGCGCCCTTTGCAGCGTCCTGCCTATATCAAATAACCGGAAGAACTCACCCCAGGTCTGAATACTAATCTGAGCCTCATAACGCATGTCATTTAGTTTTTTCCTTATCTCTTCAAGTCGTTCGATCACACGGCCATATTCAGCCTGGGCAAGCTGTTGCTCAAAGTCGCGTGCTGCCTTCGTCGCGTAATCGGCGTCGTCGCCCACATTCCTATAGACACTGCTGAGTCTTGTCAGTGCTAGCTCCGCCCGCTTCTGACGGGTGATGTCCTCGGATGCTTTCTGGAATTCACCAACTGCATTTACAGCGACTGTTACCGCGGCCTGAATAAGAAGCGTCCAACCCAACGACTTAACAATGTTTAGACCGGCTAGTTTGGCGGTCTCGCCGAGATTCTTGAACCCGCCAGCCACGGTATTGATGTTGTTGCCTGCCTCAATACTTTGTTGACCTGACTGACTCAGGTTCTTTGATACATCAACGAGGGCCTTTGCAACACCAGCCGCGATGCCTGGTACTCCCGCCATAGCGGCGGTCAATCCAGCCAGCGTGAGAGTGAGCTTGCCGAGTGCTAGGACAACTGCCCCAACGCCACCAACAACGACACCAAAGGTGGTCCCAAGAGCGCCGACAGCTGGGATTACAACCCTAAATAATGTATTGCCGATTAAGATCGCATTCGTTACTAGGTCCATACCTGCACGCTTTAACAATCCCATCGTTGCGCTTAGCTTTGCAAATTCTTGAATTACAGGTAAATCTAGGAATCGGCTATACAGATTAAACAGCGTTGTGAATGTCGCCAGTAGCGGTGTGGCCGCTGTTATTAGGTTGGCTAGCACTCTTGCCAGTGCCTCGAACGTATCTACTTTGATCTCAATAAATACTTTGCCCAAACGGATGAAGGCATCGGCAACCGTTCGCACCGATGGCTTCAGTGTGTTTATTGCTTGGGCGATTGCCCCAATTGCGCGTTGGGCCGCTCCTTCAATCAAGACAGTGACATCTTGGAATGCATCTTGGATGTTGTTTAGTGCTTTCTGGCCCGAGTCGTCTTTAAGGCCAATCTCGCCTAGGGACACCATGCCCGCCCGAGAACGGATCTCGCGTCCGACTGCGGACACACGCCCAATTACCTGACCTGCACCATCCGCAATTGCAAAAATTTGCTCTTTAATTCTGAACAGGTTTTCAAATACTGCGGCTAGTACATTTAGTAGTGGATCAAGGAGCGCTGCTCCAAATCGCTGCCCGAGCAATTCAGCGAGGTCTCTAATATTAGAAACAATCCCAGAGAAGCCCTGTGCTGCAATCTTTTGACCTGCCACTGCAGCAGCTAGCCTGTCTTCGAGGAATTTGACAAGACCTCCAGCTTGTGTTTTGGCTTTGGCAACGTCCTCGTTGGTGATACCTAGCGCTTTTGCTAGGTAGGAGTCCGTCGTGATGTCACCGCGGAGGATCGATCCAATTTCCTGGCGAGCCTGGTACAGCGGAATGCCAAAAGTACCGAGTGCGGCTGCAAAGTTTATTGCTAGGTCTTCGGCTTCCTTTAATCCGCCACCAATTTGACTGATCTGCGAGGCCACGATGCCAAAGACTTCGATGACCTCTCCTGATGTGACTCCTGCCAGAGCGATCGACCGTTCGCGGATCGAGTCGATGTTTTTTCTAACTGCACCTGTTAAGCTGACAATTTTCTGGTATGGATCTGTGATCTCCGTGCCATTCTTAAATACTTTTGCTGTGGACGCAAGTGTTGTCTGTGTTTTTAGAATCGTTTCGCGAAGCTTTATCTCTCTACCTATGGTCTGATTGAACAACCCCCCAAATGCATTCTGAAGAACTCCGACAATTTCTTTGATGCCAAATAGCGCAAATCCAACCTTGGCTAGGTCGTTAACAAGTGATCCAGCTGCGCTTGTTGCTTTCTCAAAGCTGTGAGCCAGGATCTCTCCGGCTTTAGTATTGCTGGCTAATGCATTGGCTGTTTTTGCTGTTCCTGTTACAGCTTTCTCGTAGCTCTGTATTTGCTGCCCTATCCCTGGAAGTTGTCGTGCAACACCATAGAACTTCTTGATATCGTTAGCAGCGGTTTCTAGGTTCTTGCTTAAGTCAGAAAAGTTCTTTGATACCTGACCTATTGATGGTACGTCAAGCTTTATCTTTCTTTCTTTTGTTGCTTCATTTGCTGTCTTGTCTAGGCGTTGGAGATCCTTCTCCGCTCTCTGCGTTTCAGCTACTACTTTGAGCTGAAAATCAGCCACTGCTCCGCCCTATCCGTTAACCCTATGTTACGGCCGACGCTCAGCAGGGGTCATCAGCGCCGCGAACACATGCATCGGCAACGCGTGACGCTTGGCGAGCTCGGTGAGCACAAAACGCGTGGGCTGACTTGGTCCATCGGCCTCGGCGTTTGCTGGGCGCCAATTCGGGTAGGGCAAGAACTCCTTGGTTTCCAGCTTCGGCGCTTGACGCTTCGAGCCTGAGAACCCATGGGCGATCTGAATGAGGATCTGCGTCAACCGAGCAACAGGAAGCGCGTTCAGGTTCGCCTCCGCCTGCTCACGATCACTCAGCTGAGCCAGCACCCAGCGGATCGTGCTCACGGGTGTGCGTAGGAACCGCTCTCGGGGGAAGTCTGAGCCAAGCGGCGACATCCGGATGCGGACGTAAACCTCGTCCCAGTTCGTTTCTGGGCTGCGAAGCTGGCTCTCGCAAGCCGTCAGGATCTGTTCGGGGGAGGGCTGAACTCCTGCTCCTCCTCGGTCCCCGAGGACTTTCCCTCGGGCTCAGGCCATCCGTCGCGCTCCCACCCGATCAAGCGGAAAATCTCTTCCATGATCTTGGTGGGGATGGCCTCGGTGTCGGCGTCCGTCCAGTCCTCCATCCGCTGCCAGTCCTTCGCACGGGGCAGCTTGACCTCGCCGCGGTACTGCATGAACAGCGTCACGAAGGCGATCTGCTGCTCCACGGCGCCTACGGTGTTCCGCTGGAGCTCTTCGAGCTCACCGGCGTAGTCGTAGAGAAGGTCTTGGTTTTCTTCGTTGGTATTGCTAAGGAGTTCGACAGCTTCTTTTGTGCTAATGCCTTTGTCCTTGGCAATGCGTTGAGCAAGCTTGATTGAGCTAAAAGTGGATCGAGACTGTTTACGCGAAATAACCTCGATGCCCTTGGCCTCACCAGGAACGAGGTCGTGGTACACCGGGAACCTGAACGGGCCAATCTCGTGGTACTTCTCGGGGGCGAAAAGGAGGCTGCTGTACTTACTCATCACGAATGGGGAGCGTCACGTCCCACGCCCTGTAAGGCGTTGGGCTGTTCACCAGCTCAGAAGGTATTTCAACCTCAAGCGTAGCGCCGGCATACGCTAGGCGTATAAACTGGCTCTGGACGAGGGGTTCGAGGAAGAGGGCGCCGCAGTGGAGGGTGGTGTCCTCAACCCGACAATTCACCGCAAATACCGTGTTCAGTGGATCGATCAACAGGTCGTGCGTCATGGCATGAAAAAGGCCCCGGTTAAGGGGCCGTTGTTGTAGTTGCCGGTCTCGGTGGATCAGGCGGTGCGGAAGGTCGTGGTCAGACCCTGCAGCGGGCGCTTGATGCCCGAGGCCGAAGCGGCGCCAGCGGCGTCCACAGCCTGGGTGATGGCACCGTCGGCGACGCGCAGACGGTAGATCGTGGCTGCAGACAGGTCCGCGGTGGGGTTGATGGTGACCACGTTGCTGGCCAGGGAGACCGCAGCGGGTACCTTGACGCCGGTCGAGGCCACTTCCAGGCTGAAGCCAGAACCGTCGGTCTGACCGAGGGCGAGTTGCGTGAGCGCAACCGTGCCGTTGGTCGTGTAGGTGACCGTGACGTTGTTGCCCACCACAACCGCAGTTGCGTTGTCGGCAGGGCTGACGGCGGCTTGACGAGTGCCGGAAGCCAGGAAGAGCAGGCTCGACTGGACCTTACCGAAGCTCAGGCTGCTGCTACCAGCGTCGTAACGGCCGAAGACCGGACGTGCGCGGGACATCAGGTCGAAGGAGATCTCGGTCAGACCCTCGGCGTTGATCTGCTCCTGGTAGTTCTGAATCACGGCGTTGAAGCCCGTGAAGTCATAGATGTAGTTGCCGCTCTGACCCTCGGCTTGGCCCAGCTCCTTCAGGAACTCGATGTAGATCTCGAAGTCCTTGTTGTAGCGGGCACGCTGGATCAGGTTGAAGC